TTTGAGTTATCAAGAGCAACTGCTGTTGTCTCTGTAACTACTGTCGTGGTGGTTGTGGTTACAACTCCCATAGGTTGGTATCTCCTTTTTTGTTTCACTTCGATAGACCATCTAACGAAGTAATCTTAGTCTAGCATAACTCTATGACATTTCCAAATCGAGTTATTTTCTTACCTTTATTTTGTTATGTCTACATTGTAGCAGAGGGGTCTGACATTTGTCAAATCCATTTAGAAACTCTTACCTGCGTGTTCCAAATCGTAGCGAGTAACAGTTACTGTGTTGAAACAATCATTGCAGATACCTATGACATTTTCGCCCTCAACTTCGAGTTCGTCTACATAAGTCTGCTCACAGCAGTTGTCGCAGTTTGCGTAAACTGATGCGCGCTTCTTGATTAGTTCTCTGATGTTCATACTTCCCTTTCTTGCTGGTGTCCCTCACCAACAAAACCAATGGTACACGAGAACACTGACAAATGCAAATCGAACACGAAACTATTTTTAGAATTGGCCAGGCACGGCCTGGGCGCAAATAAAAAATTTCAGTTTTTGGCGCGTCAATAAAAAATTTCAGTTTTTGGATTTGGACAAAAAGAAAGACCCGTATGAATCTCACAGGATTCATTTCACGGGTCAATCTTTACGCGGACAAGGAGTAATCCGCTCGGGCTTCCTCAGGGGTCCAGAGATAAGGGAGGTCGTCTGGAACGTCGGAAAAAATTTCAGAATAGTATTCGGGTGCTTTTCGCAGAAGATTCGAACGGTGCGAACGGTGGAACGCTTCGTTACCGATGAACCACGGAAGTTCGTCTCCGTCTTCCGTTACCTCCAACTTCGAGACAAAGTACGGGAACAGGTTGTCAACGTATCCGCGAGACTTCCACTCAGTGGACATGGTCATTCCGTAGTAGCAGAGCAACCGTTCGTACCCGTCCCACATCTTCGTGGCAGGATGGTTTCTCCAACCCGTTGACTCGCCCGTTAGTGCCATCAGAATCTGCTTGGTCTCAACCCGTTGCTTTCCGAGTCGTCGATAGTCCAATGCGCTCGCCGTCTTCGCAAAGTCTGCGTACGGTAGGAACGTCTGCATTACTTACGCTCGCCCGTTAGGTCCCTCGCCTTTGCAAGCAGAAGGTCGAATTCGTAGCGGGTATTCTCATAGTCCGCTTGGTTGCGGTCGGTCCATAGAAGCGGATGTGCCTCGCCTGTGCCGAGCCGTTTACTGATAAATGTTTTAATGTTTGTTAGTTTCATACCACCATCATAGATGATGGCTCGCCGTATGTCAAATCCGTTTCAAACCGTTTCATAAGTTGTTCAACAGCGGTCCCGCTGCACGCCGCTTTATGATTTCCTGGTCTGCGGATAGGCAGACCTGAGCCTAGCACGCCCGTCAAGTTTTCGCAAGCCGTTACGCTCAGAGCGAACGCCGTTTGCCGATTCGAGTTCTTCGGTCTAAGGGGTTCTCGAAGTTATAACTTCCGGGGTATACCTGGTCCGCTGCGGTGCACGCCGCCAATAAAAAATTTCAGTTTTCGGAATCGCGCATTGCGTTAACCAAAGCGGTTGCGTGATTCGCCCTCGCCGTTACACGGATATGTTCTTCGCGGGTCTTCGCTAACGGAATGTCAGCGGTTAGTAGTGTAGCAAGTTCTTCAGCGGTGTCAAGCATTTCTTTAAACGTCATCGGTCTCGCCGCCTTCGCCGCCGTCTTCAGGGTCATCCGTTGAAGTTATAACTTCCGGGACAGCCGTCTGAGTTTTGTCAGGGGTATCAGTTACAATCTCCGCTTCTTGAATTTCATCCGTTGCGGTTAATCTGCTTTGAAGGCTCGCCGCTCCTGCAGCCAACCGTTGCAAACGCTCAGCAACAATCACATGCGGTGGACGCGCATCATTAACTTCGATGTCCACACTGAGGTCCGTTCCTCCGCGCACGCCAGCACGGTCAAGAATCTCAGTCGCCGCTTTTAACTTAACGGGTTCCGACTCAGCATTCTCCATCATGTCTTCGAGAACGTCAACAGCGTACGGTGCTGCTTGAATCAACTTCCGTCTCGCCCGTTCAACATCTTCGCCCGGTTTGCGGACGGACTTGAGATGTGCTCTACAGAGACCGTCATCCTTGAGCCGACCCGATGACCACAACATGCAGCGGATACCGTCATCCTTGATGATTCGGCAGCGGGCTGGTAATACAGCGGGTTGCTTTTGGCTAGCCGTTATTTCGTTTTGTTCCGCTACCCAACGGCGGGTTGCACCGATAACCCACGGTGGAACAATTTGGCACGCCGCTTCATCGATTACCAAATCAACACCCGTTAGGTAATCGGAGTTTGGATTCTTCGCATCCGTTAGGATTGGACGCTTTTCGGCAAGTGAAAGGACACGCCGTTCGCGCATTGACTCTTGGCTGCGGGCTGCAATCAGACCCGTTGCTCCACCCGTTGCGTCGTAGACAGCGTCCCAGTTTAACTTGGCTCGCCGTAGTGTCGAGCGGTTATCATATGTATCTTCGCACACGCCGCGTTCGTGTTCTATAATACCAAGTTCCGACAGGTCGGGTCTCAGGTCTAGCGGTGTATCGAGACGCGGTTGACCATCCGTTGGGTCCGTTGTCTTGCCCTCAGGCTCGAACCTAATAATGTCGTCCGACACGCCGTCTCCTAAAAAATTTCAGTTTTCGATTGGCTCGCCGTTGCTCGCCGCTATCATACTTTGTGTCGTTTGTCAAGTTGTCATTAATGGAAGGCGACTCGCCGTTAAGTCAAAACTGAAATTTTTTATTCGGCGAGCCGCCAAGCCTTAGAAAATAAACTAAGGCTTCTTTGGAGCAGCCTTCTTCGCGGGAGCCGTCGCCGTCGCCGTCTTCTTGGCCGGGGCTTTCTTCGCTGGAGCAGCCGTTGTCTTCTTGGCTGGTGTTGTGCTCGCCGTCTTCTTCACGGCTGGTTTCGCTACGGGCGTAACTGGCTTGATGCTCGCCGTTACCTTAGCCCCAGATGTTGTGGTCTTCGGGGCTTGCGTTACTACCACTGGTGTTGGTAGGATTGTCTGGTTTGGTTCCGTTGTCTCGCCAGCAAGTGATGGACCAGAGCGACCCGTTGCGCTAGAAGCGAAACTGGTTAGGACGGAAAGAATCGCCGCTCCCGCCGCGACCTTCGCCGCGTCTGCGGTTGTTGCCGTGAGAACGCCAGCCGAGTCTGCGCCAACTGTGGCGAGAAGAGTCTGGGCAAAGGTCTTGACGGCACGTTCAAGTGTCGCCGTTAGAAAGAATGTATCATACATTATTTGTACTCCGTTGTCAAGTTGTATTGGATTAAGTCCAATAAACAAATGATACGACAAAAAAGTTCGGACGAAAAAATGGCGCGTGGTGAGAGAGGCGTACCCATTCGCGCGCTTCTATAAAGAGACCCTTATAAACAAAGGGTTTTTGAGGGCTAAGATGATATGATACTTAGCCCCCAAAAAGTGTTTATTATTTCGGTGTGTCGCGACCGTTTTTAATGTCGTCAAACTTACCTGCCGTCAAAATTCCAGTGACCGCAACACCAACTACGACCCCAAGAAAAAGCCCAACTACAAATGAAAGTAACATACTAAATCGCCTCCCGACAACCTTGACACAACAAAGCATCATACCCTGTTGCGACCACAGATGCAACTCCGTGCTGAGTTACAGGAGCAGGAGCAACCACAACATCATCTGCCCCACATCTGTCACAGACCAAATCAATCAACCATTCGGCTGACTTTCCTTGCTCAAGCAGAACGCTCAATCCGCGAATCAAGGCGTGCATCGCTCCACCACCCTCGGTCTTACGAAGAAATGGTCGAGTCGAATCAACCTCAAGGACTAACCGTTCTTTCTTACAAGGACAATCCATCTTGGACGGTTTACAGAAAGTCCGCCCAGCAACTTCCGTATGTCGAGCCTTACTATGCCCACACAGACAAATCCGTCCATCAATAATCTTACGACTATTTAACGCCTTGTCAACTTTAAGGGCTTCTTCCAAATCAATTCCTACTGCTTCAAGTGGATTACTCATCAGCACTACCTTCTTCCGTTTCTTTTGTTTCGGTTATCTCTTGCTCTTCTTCAATCATCGCTTCGTATAGTCTTTTCATGTTGCTCATTTGGTTACACACTCCTGCTCCAATCCGTATGAACTATCCAACACTACATCATCGAACATGTTAGCACAAGTTCTATGCTTCTATATTCAATACATTCATTCTTTCTATCGTTCTATGTCACCATTGGTAAAAGACGACTATTTTTCTGGTCACCCCTATAGCGCACGCGTACGCGCGTATGGTAAAAATAGTCAGTATTACTTAATACAGTAATACTCAATGGTCATACTAGTCAGAAATTTCATTCTGAAAATCTTTTTTTCTGATAGTAGATAAAACTTTTCCATTTACTTTTCTCCGCTAGTATCACCATTGACCATCTCACTAATGCCGAACATTCCACCATTGACTATTCCACCAATAACCACTAATTTCCCGGAGCAAAATCGACGTTTTAGAAATTTTTATTATCATACATTTCGACTTGACAGACCCCGACTCAACCACTTATCATCTTCCTATGAATAATATTTATCCTTACTACCTCACTATTGAGGAGTACACAGAAGCAATCAACGCTGCTCATACTGAATACCTCAAGAGCACGCACACATCACTCAATGGAGTAGATACACATCATATGTCTGACCTTGCAATTAGCAGTTCAGCGTTCTTTGAATCTGCTTACCTAGTTCTTGACCATATCTCATCTGCCATACACAACAAGATGGAGAGAAGCAGACAGGATGCAATACAACTAAGTATCAAGTATCTGGAAGAATTAGAACTAGACTTAGATAAAGATACAGAGATTGACGAACCGCTTTGGCATCGACCAAAGAAGTCAAAGAAGTCCAAAAAGAAATAATAGAAATCTAAAGGAGGAACATGCAACTAAATACATACCTAGGCAAGGCAATCAATGCCAAGCGACTAGAAAAGAATCAAACCCTACGAGGGCTATCTAAGAGGGCTTTTATCTCTTACGGTTATCTGTCAGAGGTTGAACGCGGTATCAAAGACCCATCGTCCGATGTCATTAAGAACATCTGCAACGGTCTTAAGATTACCCTGCTAGACCTTATGATTGATGTTGTCCTACTTATGCAGACGGATGCTAATGCTAACAGCACCTTAGACCTAGACAGGGAGTTGTTAAATGAGTTTACTGCCAACAACAATCTACACAAGGTTAGTCAATAAGGTAACCGCCATATTCAAAGAATATGGTATGCATCATAGCAATCAAGAATTAATTCTTCGTAGAGATGCAGACTTAATTGCAAGCGGTATTGAAGAAGTAATACGCGAATGTATCTCACGAGAAATACTCGCTTGGCATGATTTAGAATGCAATAAACTAGGGATTGACTGCACCTGCAGGGATATCTCAATGCTTGTTGCAGGTAAAGAATTAGGAGATGAAATTGAGATTTAGTAGAAAGCAAAAGAAGGAAATCAGAGATTGGTGGGCTTCTTTTTACGAAGCACTAAGGAATAACCATGGCAACTCTTAACTGCCAATGTACCCACCCAGATTACGAACATTTACTACTAAGAGCAGAGTGTCTGTCTAGCGACTGCACCTGTACCAAATTCAAAGAGAAACGAAAGAAGAAAGAGGCAAAGAAAAAATGACGACACTTCCACCTGCTTATATCAAGCACTGGCTTAACTTTCACGAAGCACAAAAGAATCACGAGACCATCGAATCCCTAAAAAAGTTTGTACAGACTAATAAGCGAATCGTTCCAGAAGCATATGCAACTGACCTAGCAATAAGAGACGAACTTTTATCTCTACTTAACAGCATTGAAACCATTCTCGAAGGTAGTAGCAAACAGGAGTCCAAGTGAACTGCGTAATCTGTCACTCACACGTCTATGATGAATTTCTTCTCATCAACGATAAAGACGACCAACCTATCTGCCTCAACTGCGACGACCCACAAACTATCTTCGATTGGGAACTAGAACACACAGAAGATTGGCAAGGTGCTTTCAACCGTTACCGAGGTGCTGAAGGCTGGTACGGTGTTGACCTAGTGCATAACGGTTGGAAAGACATCATCATTACTGCAGACGAGATGCTTTCTCACATTGACCCGAACTACAAGATTCAGCAGGTCAAAGAAAAGTTTGGCACACTACGGTTCTATTTCTCTACCGAACTATTAGGAACACCAGTCCTTATCATGCACGCAGTAACAGACTCTATAGAACACAGGTCTAAGCATGTCTGCGAGATATGCGGTAGTTTTGCTAGGCTTCGCGAAGACTTAGCGTATCTTTCTACGCTTTGTAACTCCTGCTACGATGCTATACAAAATGATTAAACGTAACGCTATGCATTGTCTTGCTTGCGACCAAGTTGTCGAATCTAAACACGTTCACGATTTCAAAGAATGCAAGTGCGGAAATGTATTTGTAGATGGTGGTCACGAGTACCTGCGATGGGGTATCAGAGATTTCTCCACCGTTGTTTCTCTATCTGAAGTAGATGAAGATGAAGATGAAGATGAATATGCAGACAACAGCGTCTGCCTATATCACAAGCGGTTTGTTCCTTGTCGTCCCTGCTTACGTCTTCAAGCATCAGGTGAAGACTTTATCAGTGAATGGACTGAAGACCCAGAGGCTGTAAGAATAGTTTCTGAATATCAAAGAGGAGAACAGTAATGTGCACACCAGAAAATATAATCTCAGGTATTATTGTTGCTAGTACTGCCATCATTGTTGCTGGTGCAATGACCACACTAACTTTAATGGTCATCGATGACTACAAAGAAAAGAGAAAAAGTGAAAATCGCAGGTAGTGTTGTAGAGATTCTTATTCTCTTGTTTGTATTCCTAAACTTCTGCGTAGGACTAACCAACTACATCTCAAACAAAAAGAATAAAGACAAGTGACGTACTGGTCTTATGTTCTAGGCATCATCGGTGTTACTGGAATCTTTTTTGTTGGTCGTAGAACTATCTGGGGCTGGCTCGTACTTCTCACAAATGAATGCATTTGGATTGCTTACTCATTAGCAACCAAGCAATACGGATTTATTTTTATGGCGGTTGCTTATTCAATCGTCTACATCAAATCTTTTAATGAATGGAGAACTAAGAATGTCGCTAACGAAACCTAAGCGAATACATATCAATAGCAATACAATCCGTTCCAACAAAAAGAATGGAACTACCAATCCAGCAGTAACCGTTCGTATTGGACAAAAAGTTATTGGCTACGGTCATGAGGTTGTAATCAATGGACCAAGCAAGGTTGTGTATGAGCCAGAGAATCCGCTAGTATGTGGTGCAAGGGTGTGGATTGAAACAGATGCAACCGTTGAGTTGCTGAACAGGGAAACTCAAGAGACGAGAGTGATTAAATGAGCGACAAACTTAAAGAACAAAGAATCAGAGAAATCTGTAACACTGCGGTTAATGCTTGCAGTATCACCTACACAGATTTATCTCTAGGTGGGAAGCATCTTGCTTTAAGAATCCTAGAAGAGTTGGATGCAAAAAATGACAAAGCCTAAAGCAATCATTGTTGATATTGATGGCACGGTTTCTCACAAGACCGACAGAGATATCTACGACTACGACAAAGCACTTAGCGATGCACACGACCCCATCGTTCTTGAAGTAATTCGTTCTCTCTACGAGCAGGGCTACAAGATTCTTTTTGTTACAGGACGAAGCGACGACTGTATTCAAGTGACAAGAGAGTGGCTTTCCGTTTACTGCCCCTACTACTTCGGTCTTTATATGCGACAAGCAGGTGACTTCCGCAAGGACGCTATTGTCAAGCAAGAGATTTACGAAACGCATATCAAGGACCAGTTCGACATCCTTTGTGTATTTGACGACCGTCAACAAGTTGTAGATATGTGGCGAGAGATTGGTCTCAAGTGTCTTCAGGTACAGCCTGGTGACTTTTAATAATGAATGATAATCCAATCGTAGAGAGCGAAAGATTGTTCAGAATTCTTAATACACTGAACAGTATTCGTAGTGAAGCATATATGCGTGGAAAATCAGAACAGTTTATTCTCGGTATTCTCACAAGTACTGAAGTAGTTCGCGCTGAAATTGCTGAAGATAAATATAAAAAAGACAAGAGTATTTCTTCTAAAGACTAGATACTCTACTGTAAGACCTGCTAGTATTTTAACTCTGCACTAAATCATCCCCCTAAACACGAGGTTATCTATGTCTACTGCTGTCCAATTTGCTTTCCGTCTCAACGAGGAATTTGTTGCTTCTTACAAAGATAAGAAAGCACCATTCGGTTATCGAGATGCAGGTGGTAACTCAGTAGGCGAGATTACTTTCTTGCGTACTTACTCCCGCAAAAAAGAAGACGGCACTAAGGAAACTTGGGTAGATGTTTGTGAGCGCGTTATCAATGGCATGTACTCACTTCAGAAGGAACACTGCAAGACGAACCGTCTTCCGTGGTCTGATGCTAAGGCGAGCGCATCTGCTAAGGAAGCGTTCGACCGTCTATTCAATTTGAAGTGGACTCCCCCAGGGCGCGGTCTCTGGGTCATGGGAACCAACATTGTAAACGTACAGAAGAACTCCGCTGCTCTTCAGAACTGCGCGTTTGTATCAACCTTTGAAATGACCAAGAACAATCCTGCAAAGCCTTTCGCTTTCTTGATGGAAGCGTCAATGCTTGGTGTTGGTGTTGGCTTTGATGATAAGGGTGCTGAGAAAGATTTCACTATCTACAAGCCTAAGTCTGATGTAGAAGTTTTCTCTATCCCAGATACTCGCGAGGGCTGGGTTGACTCAACCGTTGCTCTTATCAACTCTTACCTCAAGGCTGACCAACCAACCTATAAGTTTGACTACTCAGAAATCCGTCCAGAGGGCGCACCTATTGCTACCTTTGGTGGAACGGCTGCAGGTCACGCTCCACTGGAGCGACTACACGATTACATCAATGGATTATTTAAGGGGCGTTCTGGTGAATTGGTTACGAAGAGGGATATTGCTGACATTGGCAATCTCATTGGTGTGTGCGTTGTATCTGGAAATGTACGTCGCTCTGCAGAACTCCTAATCGGTTCTATCGACGACCAAGAATTCCTCAACCTAAAGAACGCTGAAGTCTTCCCTGAGCGCAACTCATATGACCCACAGTCTCCGGGCTGGGGTTGGATGTCTAACAACTCTGTATCTGTCTCAGTTGGTCAAGACCTTTCACCAATCGTTGAAGGTATTGCTCGCAACGGTGAACCCGGTGTTCTTTGGATGGACGTATCTAAGAAGTACGGTCGTCTTGCTGACCCAATTAACAACAAGGACCACCGCATTGCTGGATATAATCCTTGTGCAGAGCAGAGCCTAGAGTCATTTGAAATGTGCACACTAGTTGAGACTTACCTTAACCGTCACGATTCAATCGAAGACTACAACCGCACTTTAAAGTTTGCGTACCTTTACGCTAAGACCGTCACGCTTCTTCCAACTCACTGGGAAGAAACTAACGCAATCATGCAACGTAATCGTCGCATCGGAACTTCCATGTCAGGTGTTGCTAACTTTGCTGACCGTAAGGGTCTACCAACTCTGCGCGACTGGATGGATGCAGGATACGAGAACATCAAGCGTTACGACATTCTCTACTCAGAGTGGTTAGGTATTCGCGAGTCAATTAAAACGACAACCGTTAAGCCTTCAGGTACTGTCAGCATCCTTGCTGGAGAATCTCCTGGTGTTCACTGGACTCCCGGCGGTAAATACTTCCTTCGTGCAATCCGTTTCTCAAATGGCGACCCAATGCTTCCGCTATTCAAGATGGCAAACTACCGCATTGAACCTGCCAGTGAATCTCCAGAAACAACTTCTGTTGTCTTCTTCCCAATCAAGTCTGAAGCAGAACGTGCTGAAAAGGATGTAACTATCTTCGAGAAGATGTCACTTGCAGCGACTGCACAGCGTCACTGGTCAGATAACTCTGTGTCCGTCACCATCTCATTCGACCCAGAGACTGAAGCAGAGCATGTTGGTACTGTTCTCCATATGTACGACGGTCAACTCAAGACCGTTTCATTCCTACCGTCTGGTAACTTCACCTACCCACAGATGCCTTACACGCAGATTTCTGAAGAAGA